TAAACTCATCTTCGTGTACTGGAACCTGCTCTTTCAGCACAACCATTCCCAATACCCTTCTGCCATTGACGATATGGGTATGCCAGTTGATTATGGTTTCTGCGGTATATGTGGCAATGTGTGGCTGTAATTCCATCCGCATCTGCTGTTCAGCGGTCAGGTCGTCCATCACTGGCGGGTAGTCTGCCAGCATACCGAAACGGCCTGTCTCAAGAATCTCATCTGTAGCTAGTTTTGCGACAGTAACAAGTGACTGACCAGAGCCATCGGCATTCCCATACATGAATTCAATATCAGGCGGCAACTCTATACGCGGGTCAAGACGGAATATTGCGCCTTTTAATCCTTCACGCGTGCGGCCTGTGTAGTTTGTGTATATCGCCTTCTCCAGTCGCGGATACCACTTGTCATCTGTTTCTAATGTTCTGCGCGGGATATACAGCTTGGCGGTTTCAATGGTAAGACCGTTGGAGGCATTTCTGGTGAGTTGCCATTTATGTATTGCTTTGTTGTATTCTTTGTTTGTGGCTGAAACAGGCATGGCTATTCCTACATTGAGAAATTCACTGGTATGTATGCTAATGGTTTCACAATAGGCATTTCGTAAGCTATCGGATATGTTGCGGCATCAATCGCATGGTCTAATCCAGACCGTTTATCTGGTTCGCCATTCGCATCATACGCTAATTGTTCAAAAGATTCTGCAATAGTCTTGCATTTTATTGCATTTATGTATAGTGCGCCATTCTCAAAAGCCGCATTCGTAGCCATTATCCTATCTTTGACCGCTGGATTAGATTTCTTCGCCCTAACAGCAAAGCCAGCCTGTTCAAGCAAAGCAATATCCGATGTTGATGCGTTTACTGTTTTCCGGGCCTTACCGCTGGCATCAGGGTAGATATATATCTTGTGGCCTTCGTATCGCTCTTCAATTATGCGCACCATTTCTGGCGTGTCATACATATCAATCAATTCATCTACGCAGTGCCATTCGCCACCGTTCCTGATTACATATACTGCCGCGCATTGTCTGGTTACGTTGAAGTCACATCCGATATACAGCGGTTCCATCGGCCTGATGGTTTCGGTTGTGTTATGTACGCTACGACTATATGAAGCATAAACGCTCCCTTGCGTCAGATTTACGAAATGGCCTTCGAGATATGCCGACAGTAGTTGTTCAGGGTATATGTCACGAAGTGATTGAACGTAACCTTCTGGCAGGTGCGGGTTGGACAGAGTTGGTGCTTGGATAATCTTGTATCCGGTTTTCGGGTTTTTCTTCCACGTATCGTAAACGAATCTGAAGCCTTCTGGCGTTGTCGTAACGCCTATCGTGTTCGGTTTATTATCTGGTTTTGTTTGGCGGTTTCGGGCGAGTATCTGCCGCCATACATGAGCCGCATCATTTGGCTTTAGCGTATCGAGTTCGTCAATATCCGCGTCAGCGTGTTCGTATCCGATAATCCTGTTTGGGTTTTCCATGCTACGGAAAATGATATTGCCATAGCCTTCTATTCTGATTTGATTAAGGGGTGATTTCTGTAAACGATATGGGATATTCAGTGTGGTTAATGTTTCTTCAAATCTGGGCCATGCAATCATCCTGATAAGGTCGTAGGTCGGCTGGTAGAATCCCCGGTTCAGGTTTGGGTAGTTAAGGATTCCCAGTACAGAGCGTAATATAGCGGCTTCTGTTTTTCCTGCGCCAAAGCCAGCCACCATAGCTGGATACGGATTATCATCAAAAATGTACTGGTATTGCGGGAGCGTTGGATTAACTTGCGCCATCAGGCTTTACGATATTAATTGTTATCGGTTCGTGGCGCATATCGACATTATCTGTTTCACGCCAACCAGCCTGTGTCTTGAGATAGAAAATAGCCGCGCCCAGATTACCGCTACGGGCCTGCGTGATAAGCGACTGACCTATTGCGCCTATCGCTTTCGCTTTCCCTTTTTTATAGGCATCAGATACCTCTGGCTGTCGACCTTCGATTTCCCTGAATGTCGTGGATGAAATACTGAAGTAATCAGAAATCTGTTGCTTAGACATTACAGCAGACAATGCCTCTACCTGTGCTATCTGCTCTGGAGTAAACACAATCATTGGCTTGCCGCCACCTTCGCCTTGTCTACCGTTTTTCATTGTGCATCTCTGTATTCAAAAGAAGCGGTTAATCTTGCGTCCGATGTAGACCCAGCCAATACGCCTGTTTTAGCTGTATTCTGTAATCTGCCCGGTTTTCTTGTCATAACCCATTTTTCATCTTTTTGCATTGAATGTATAAGAGCGGGAGAGGCTACTACCGTTATAACCCTATATCCCTGTTTTTTATACATTTCAGCTATTTTCTTTCGTAAAATAGACCCAATCCCGATACCCTGATAATCAGGTTTTACAACTGTCCTGTGCAATCTTTTAGTGTCTTTGACTTTTGGGTGCGGAAAATGCAAAACGCTACACCAAGCTACAGGTTCACCATTTATTTCTGCTATATATTTGTGAGCAGATTTATTATGTTGTGAGCTTAAATAATGATACTGGCTAAATAATCGCCATTCTTCCTGCGTTGCCCTTCTGATATTGAGTTCAATTTTAGGTCGCCGAAGTGACCCCCTTGTAAACTCCATCTTGTTTACGTCATAAATCCAATCTGGTTCAAGCCATTCAGCAATATCATAATGACAGCTTACAGCAATAAATTGCTTGTTTGTTTTCCTAATGAATTTTTGTATTGCGGCAGACCCAATACAAGCAACTTGCCTATCTACAACAGATGTAAATTCATCATAAATAAAAGGCTTGTCAGCTTCCAATATCAATCTTGCCAATTCGGCTCTCATTTTTTGCCCATTCGATAAGACTGCAAAAGGCTTTAGCCAATCTGGCGGCGAAGCAAATCCAACTTTGCTCAATATCTCTGTTATGTGTTTTGCTGATAAATCAGCCGGGAAATCATCTACAATGCTTTTTCCTTCCCATTCAAATCCCTGAAACAAAAGAAAATCTTTGAATAATGTTTTTGCTATAGTCGTTTTGCCGGTGCCTGAAGCACCAACGATTAGCCCAACATTCCATTCGATGCTTTCAATGGGTATATCAACATCATACTCTTTTTTCACTATGTCCATATCGCAATCAAACATGGACTTAACCTTGTTGGCTCTAAAGGATTTGCCTGTTTCAGATTGGACTACAAACTTTGCACTCGGCATTTGTAGCCCTCCGTATCCAGCTTGTTGAATACTTTTTCCTGTTCTTCTTCATCTGCGCATTCAACAATAACATTAAACAATTCTGAGTATTTTTCTTCTTTGAGCGTAGGCTCCGGAACATCATCGAACATTATTGCAAGTTCTTGTGCATCAAAACCAAGCAATTCAACGTCAAAATCATCTGTATGCAGATTATTTATTTCTGTCTTGAGCAACTCATCATCCCAGCCTGAGTTCAATGCCAACCTGTTATCTGCAATGACATAGGCTTTTTTCTGGGCTTCAGTGAGATGCTTTGCTTCGACAACTGGCAACTCAGCCATTCCGAGTTTCTTTGCCGCCATAACCCTGCCATGACCAGCGATTATGCCATTTTCGCCATCTACAATGACGGGATTCAGAAAACCGAATTCTTTAATGCTTGCCGCTATTTGGTCGACTTGCTTATCGGAATGAGTGCGCGAGTTCATCGCGTAGGGAATCAGGCTGTCGGTACTGACAACCTTAGCTTCTGGAAAGTCTTTCATATGTACCCCGTACAGTTTACGCCACCAGCGTTTCGGGATGAGTATATCAGAAAACATTAACGATAAAATATATGGTCATCTATTTTCGCTACTATCGTGAATGATTTTGCCCATTCTGGCAATACGCTTGTCGAATGATAATACATAGCCCCATTGGTGGGGTCTGGGATGATACCGAAATAAACTGCGGCGGCTTCTATGATTGCATTACCCCAAGCCCGTGGTTCCTGTATCGTTTCCTTCAGCCCATCGCAATAATAAGAGAATTGGCAACGGTTTCGGATAGGGTGGGTGCCAAGATATTCGCCCTGCCGTATAACGTCACAGGGGTTATCAGGGAAATCGACATGGTTGGTGCGGTTCATTACTACATGGGCGACAGCGTATTGGCCTTGTATAGGCTGGTTTCTTGCTTCAAAGTATATCGCCTCTGCGATACATAAGATGGCGGCTAACATAATTACACCTATAAGAATTGCATTTGCAATCGAATCGATTGCATTTGCAATCAAATCGAGTGCATTTGCACTTTTGCCGAGTGCATTTGCACTTTATGTCAGCCAGTTAAAAAGCGCACGTCCCTGTGCTTTGGAGAAATCAGCAAATATTGTACTCTGGTTCTGGCTGTTGATAATACAGGTCATTGAGTATGTCTGAGTTATCATCAATCAG